TTAAAAAAGATAAAAAAAGAGAGCATACAAGCCAAAAACCTTTGGAGTTATTAGAATACCTTGTAAAAACCTACACCAACGAAGGCGATATAGTTTTAGATAATACAATGGGTTCAGGGACAACTATTTTAGCTGCTATAAAAAACAATAGAATAGGAATTGGAATAGAAAAGGAAAAACAATATTACGATGTTGCTGTTCGGAGGGCTTCGGAGTATTGCCACTAACGGTTTGCAGATTGGCGGTCGTTTTAATGCCGCCAATGTGCTGTTATGTTTAGTTGCCTTGCGTAGGATTTAGAAAGAATAATTAACAATTAAAAACAAAAATAAAATGAACCAATTATTAGAAATCAGAAAAAACATTTACTACACAAAAAAGAAAGCGGACTCCGAAGAATATAACCGAGTTCACGAAATTATTATGATAGTAGATGAACCGAAATACACACGAACAAACGAAGGTGATGTAATTCGAGAAAGAGGTTGTAAAGAAATCCGCTTTACTATTCCATCAGATGAAATGTTTGATAAAGCAGTGGAAATATTTACCAAGTATAAAGATTCTAAAGAGGAAGATTTACACTAATGTTGTGCGGTTGGAGGCAATTGAACATAACGTTTTCGGGCGTGGCGAAGTGGCTTTTGTGCGTTGGCTTGTGTGTCGGAAAGCCATTTTGCCAAACCCGTGTTATGCGTATGTGGCGGTTAATTTGGAATGAACTTTAATTGGAAACGAAAACAGAAACAAAAAGAAAAAGAAGCGATGGCAAAATTTATAATTGAATTAGATGATAGGGAGTTAGACTTAATAACAGAAATATTGTTGGAAGGAGTAAACAACTACCAAAGACTTTCTGCACTTGATGAAGCTACTGGCAGAAAAATAAGGATGCGACCTGAATTTGTTGAGAGTTTCAATTTTTACCTTAATTTATATACAAAACTTACAAAAATATTAAACGATGAAAATACAAGTATTTGATACGTCAATGCCGTATGATATTACGCTACACGTAACTAAAGAAAAAGGATTGACAACAGAACAGTCCGAATACCTTATGGAAGTATTGAGGTGCAGTATTTTAATGGTGATAAAAATTGACGGGAAACTACGTCAAACAACTTGGAAGTATTGGAATAATTATGTAATGGCTCATTGCTCATGCTGTGGTTCATGTGATGAAGATAGTTTGGCAGAAGTAGAAAAAACGAGAAACGAATTATTAGAAAACTCAACTGAATTAACTAACCATGCTCTTGATTTTTAAAATGTGCGTTGGCTTTTCTTTTTGTTTCCTACACGAAACTGTCTTTGGAAACGGTCAGATAGCCATTACGCATAACGCCTAGTTTAACGCATTGCGTATAACTACATTAATAGACATATTATATGAATAAAAAAATGATAATATTGATACGAATAATACCCTTGCTTGGTATACTTTTATTATCCTCTTCTAGCAAGACAAAGAAGAAAGTTAAGACCCCATTCCCAGTAGATAGTTTAATACTTTACATGAAAGAGGTAGGCATTAAACATATAGACATTGTTTTAAGGCAGGCTAAACTAGAAACATACTATTTCTCCTCTCCTATCTTTAGGAATAACCATAATCTATTTGGTATGAGGCCAGATAAGAATAGAAAGACTACAGCCATAGGAGAAAGTGAAACCTATGCTGTATATACAGACTGGCGAAGCTCTGTTAAAGACTACTACCTATGGCAAATAAGAACCCCTAAATTCCCAGTAGATAGTTTAATACTCTACATGAAAGAGATAGGTATTAAACATATAGACATTGTTTTAAGGCAGGCTAAACTAGAAACCTACTACTTCTCCTCCCCTATATTTAGGGATAATCATAACCTATTTGGTATGCGTTTGGCTAAGAATAGAAAGACTACAGCCGTAGGAGAAAGTGAAACCTATGCTGTATACACAGACTGGAGAAGCTCTGTTAAAGACTACTACCTATGGCAAATAAGAACCCCTAAAATGCTTGATAGGTACAAAGACAATTACTACGCTTTCTTAAAGATAAGGCACTATTCTACAAAAGACAGATACTACCGTGTACTTAAAAAAGTACCTTTAACAAAATCAGAAATAGAATTAATTAAAAAGTTAAAAACCAAAAAAAATGCTTATAAAAACAAAATCAAATAAACGAAGCTATATACAAAAAACCCTTACTATAGGTGGCAAAACACATTACTTTAAAAGTGGGTATGAAATAGCCTATGCACACTATTTGGAGGCACTAAAAAAAGATAACCAAATCCTAGATTGGTATTATGAACCTGATACATTCTGGTTTGAAGGAATAAAAAGAGGTACTGTATCCTATAAGCCTGATTTTAAGGTAATAGATAAAAACAAAAAAGAAACATACTATGAGATAAAAGGATACATGGATAAAAAGTCATTAACTAAAATAAAGCGTATGGCTAAATACTACCCATCCGTAACACTCCAAATTATAGATAGTATTTGGTTTAGAAAGAATAAATTTGCATTGGATATATTAGAGAAAGTTAAATAAGAAAAATCATTAAAAATTAACAAACCTATTAAAAATGAGTGACAATAGTGACATAAAAAAAAAGGTTCTAGAAGCATTAGAAAAATGCTTAGGAGTAGTTACTGATGCGTGCAAAATGGCTAATATCAGCAGACAAACATTTTATCGATGGACACATGAAGATAATGAATTTAAAGAAGCAGTTTATGAAATATCTGACGTAGCTTTAGATTTTGCTGAGAGTAAACTGTTTAGATTAATAGATGGTGTTCATCGTGAAGTGAAATCCCCTACAGGGGAAAGTGTAGTTTATCAAGAACCACCTAATCCATCCGCTACTATATTCTACTTGAAGACTAAAGGTAAAAAAAGGGGATATATTGAACGCCAAGAGATGGACCATAGGGGTAAGACAGTTATAGAAGTAGGTCTCCCTCCTATTGACCATATAGATCAATCCAATTCCTAGATGACTAAGGTAAATATAAACTTTAGAAAAGAACTATTCAATGACGTTTATATACCATACCTATCTACAAACTATGACTATGAGGTGTATTGGGGTGGTAGTGGCTCTGGTAAGTCCGTGTTTATAGCACAAAAGCAGATAATAAAATGCCTTAAAAATCCTTATTACCGTCTTATTTACTGCCGTAAGACAGCAGAATCCATAAGGGATAGCCAGTTTCAACTATTTAAAGATGTAATAACAGATTTTGGGTTATGGGATTTCTTCTCTGCAAAAGAATCTACAATGGATATAATATGCAGCAATGGGAATATGATGCTTGCGCAAGGGCTAGATAAAATAGAGAAGATAAAATCTATACAAGAGCCTACGGATATATGGGTTGAGGAAGCTACAGATTGTGAACAACGTGATATTGAACAACTTGGCTTGCGTATAAGGACTAAGAAGGTGGAAAAGGTACAATACATCCTTTCATTTAACCCTATTGATAAAAACCATTGGATAAATAAATACTTTTTCCCAGAGGGGTCAGAAAATAATAAAGCATATACCTATAATAAAAACACACTAGATGAGGTTTCTGGGAAGCAAATAAGTCTTAATTATCTTTTATTACATACAACCTATTTGGATAATAAGTTTTTACCTGATGCGTATAAGGCTAGATTGGATGAGCTAATAAATACTAACCCCGTTTATTATCAAGTTTATAAACTAGGATTATGGGGTAAAATACAGAGAGGTGGTGAGTTTTATAAGAAGTTTGACCGTGTAAAACATGTTAAAAAGCTATCATATAATCAATCAGTTCCTCTCCACATCTCTTTTGACTTTAACGTGCAGCCTTACTGTACAATGACTATATGGCAAATAGATGGTAAGAATGCTTATCAAATAGACGAGATATGCTCTAAATCACCGAATAATACAACAAAGGGGTTGTGTAAAGAATTTAAATACAGGTATCCAACCCATGACGCAGGCATTTTTTATTATGGCGATCCTTCCGGTAGGCATGAGGACACAAGAACAGAAAGGGGATATAATGATTATAGTATAGTAGATAAAGAACTTGAATCTTATAATCCTATCCGAAGGGTTGCTATAAAAGCTCCAAATATTGTACCAAGAGGCAATTTCATAAACTCCATATTTGAAAATAATTATGAGGGCATAAAAATTCTAATCGATGACCATTGCTACAACACTATAGCCGATTATGAAAACCTGAAAGAAGCTTCAGATGGTACAAAAGACAAGAAGAAGTATAAAGACCCTACTACTCAGACAAGTTATGAGAAGTATGGCCATTGTTCAGATGCGAATGATTATTTAATTTGTTATATATTCTCATCTGAATTTAATCAGTATATAACAGGGAAAAGGAATTTAGATTATATTATTGGCTCAAGAGAGAATAGAGTTTATTAATTTTGCAAGGGTTTTTTCATAATTTATTTACTTACATACAGTTTCTTTTTTTTATAAGGCCATCTATATTAGGTGGCTTTATTTTTATAAATCTATATGTTTATATATGTTTATTAAAATACAAATAAAACCGATCTATTTTGAATTAAAACGTTAACAATCAATATCTTATGCCATAATTTTGCCTTGTGGCATTCCTAATTAAAAAAGACTTTGAAAAGCATATACAAAAAGATAACCTAAATCAAATATTAGGTGGGAATGATTTTTATCTTAATGAGTGTATACTACTTTCAATAGCTGAGGCGACAAGTTATTTATCACAAAGGTATTATATAGAGAAAATATTCAATGAGACAAACCAACCTTATGATAGTAATAAGCAATATAGGATATACGAACGTATTTATGCCAACTTCCCAGCATGGGAAAACAATATTACTTATACTGTAAATACAAACGTTTCTTATAGCGGTTTTATATATAAAAAAAATAACAATATGGTAGGGTATACTCAAGGCAATCTGCCTACTGACCCTACATATTGGATACCACAGTATAAAAATGATACTATATATTCAACTAATTTTTATAGTATACCAATTTTTGATTATAGCCAAAAATATCAAAAAAATGACATAGTCAGATACTATTATAGTGCATTTATATGTAAACAGACATCATTAAATATAATACCTACACCAAATAATGATTATTGGGATATTTATCCATCTATTTTTTCTAGTGTTTTGCCAACAGATACATTATCTTGGCTAGAGGGGGATAATCGTAATGAACAACTAAAAGCATGTTTAATTGATATTGCATTATATCATCTTCATAGCAGAATCAATCCTAGAAACATACCTGAGTTAAGAAAAGAAAGATATGATGGGAATTCCCCTGAGCAAAAAGGGGGTGCAATAGGGTGGCTTAAAAATGTAGCACATGGACTTGTTAATGCTGACCTACCTGAAAAAATAGATTTCCAATTACCTATAAGTTGGGGTTCTTATGAAAAACAAAATAATAATTTCTAATGAAAGTACTTGGATTAAATATACCTATCAATTTTTCTAAGATAAAGCCTAATAAGGCGGATATATCATCTATTACGAAAATAGATATTAAAGAAAATATTATTTATAATTCAAAAACAAGGTCAGCATTAGACATTAAAAAATGGCGTAATGCATTAAGTGCAGCGGAGAATATAATAAATCCTTATCGCAGTACACTTTATAATGAGATTTATGAAGACATATTACTAGATTCTCACCTTACTGCTGTAATAAACTCTAGAAAAAACAAAACACTATCAAAGCCATTTAAAATATGTGATAAAGATGGTAATGAGATACCAGAAAAAACAAGACTATTTAAGACAAGATGGTTTTATGATTTTATGAACTATTCATTGGATAGCATTTTCTGGGGTTATTCTCTTATTTGCTTTGATGATATAGTAGATGATTCTTATAAAGAAGTTGAATTAATACCACGTGTATTTGTAAAACCTGAGTTTCATATTGTAGTAAAAACACCATCTGATGTAACGGGTATAGATTATAGAGAAGAACCATACCATAACTGGTATATTGGCGTTGGCCATGAATATAACCTTGGTCTATTGAACGTAGTAGCGCCTTGGGTTATATATAAAAGAAATGTTGTAGCTGCATGGTCCGACTATTCTGAATTATTTGGTATGCCTATACGAATAGGTAAAACAAATATGAAAGACTTCGAAGCAAGGCGATCTATGGAAACTATGTTAAAGCAAATGGGTAAGGCAGCATACGGCCTATTTGATCCTGAGACTAGTTTAGAATTTATAGAAACATCAAACAGCGATTCATTTAATGTTTATAACGAACTTATAAACCTATGTAATAAAGAGATAAGCAAGGCTATACTTGGCCAGACTATGACTACAGAAGATGGTAGCTCAAAGTCACAAGCCCAAGTACACCAAGATGTTTCTGATGAATATGGAGAAAAAGACAGGAGATTTATAGAGTTTTTAATCAATGATGATCTTATACCTAGAATGGTAGCTCTTGGATTTGATTTAAAAAACTGCTATTTCAAGTTTGATTATTCAGATAAATTAACACTCAAAGATGAATCAGAGCTTTTAGTAAATATACTGAATACAGGCAAGTACGATGTAGATGAATCATACATAACAGAAAAATACGGTATACCTGTTAAACAAGTTTTGCAACAATCTCCTATTATACCTCAAATTAAAAATATACCCTTGAGAGATGGGGGCGAAAAAAAGTTAGTCAATGATAGTATGGGTATAATAGGAGATGTTAAGCTTTTCTATGGGAACAATTGCTGTTCACATGATATTATTGTTAATGAGTTTAAAGAACCATTTACAGAAGAAGAGGCATCAACACTTATA